AACGTGCAGATGTTATCACAGCAGATGGGTTCTCGTTTGCGTGATACGGTGCGGATTGAAAATATTGTTGGTAAGAATGCCTTTATAGACCAGATTGGTGTAGCAACAGCACAGCTACGCACATCAAGAAACGCCGACACTCCACAGATTGATACCCCTCACGGGCGTAGACGTCTTTCCCTAGCTGACTACGAGTATGCTGATCTCATTGACGATCAGGATAAAGTTCGTATGTTGATTGATCCGACTTCATCTTACGCTATGGCTGCTGCTGCTGCTATGGGGCGTGCGATGGATGACGTTATCATTGCTTCTGCAACTGGTGCTGCCTCAACAGGCGAAACTGGTTCTGGCACAGCAAACCTAGATGCAACTACTAACTCAGTAGGTTCTGCATCTTCAAACGATGGACTAACTGTTGCAAAACTAGTTGAAGCAAAGCGTAAACTAGATGTGCAAGATGTTGATCCTTCGATCCCACGCTACATTGCGGTTAGCCCAAAGCAAATCGAAGATTTGTTAGGAACAACCCAAGTAACAAGTTCGGATTTCAACACAGTCAAAGCTTTGGTTTCTGGCGATGTGGACACCTTTATGGGCTTCCGCTTTGTTATGTCAAACCGTCTAAGCATTGACAGTAACGACATCCGTAAGTGTTTTGCATGGGCTGAAGATGGTCTTACCTTGGGTATTGGTAAGGACATTTCTGCTAGAATTGATGAACGCGCAGACAAAGGTTATGCAACCCAAGTTTACTATTGCATGAGTATCGGTTCGGTACGCATGGAAGAAAACAAGGTTGTACAAATCTTCTGTGATGAAACCCCAGACTAATAGGAGCTAGAGATGACTACTAGAAATTCAGACTTAGTAGCAAATCTTGAGGCTTCCCCTCAAGTTGCTAATAAAGCCCAAGAGCTACAAGGCGTTGTCCGTATAGCTCAAGGTAATGTTGCTTTGTTAGCTGGTGATAGCACTAACGGTGATATTGTTATGCTTGCGCCAGTTCCTAGTAACGCAACTATTATGTCTTTGCGTGTAGGTACAGATGCCCTTGGTGGTAGCTGTACTTATGATGTTGGCATCTACACAGATGCTGGTGCAGTAAAAGACATTGACTTCTTTGCCACTTCTGTTGCCGATGGCGCAGCAGTAGCAGAGTTGCGTTACGAGGCAGCTAACCTCAACACTACTGGGCAACAGCTATACACAATGGCTGGTGATAGCACTGATCCAGGCGGATTCTACTACATTGCGGCAACTTTTGACGCAACTGGTGGCACTGCTGGTGATATGGCTTTTATCATTGAGTATGTTGTAAACTAAACAAGTTAGAAGGGGCGGCGGTCTGCTGCCCCCTCTCCCCTTTAGGAGTTTGCTATGTCCTCAGTAGTTGACATTTGTAATGAAGCGATGGATTTGTTAGGCGCGGCAACGATAACGTCACTGACCGAAAACTCCAAAGAAGCTAGACTTTGCAATAGAAAATTTGATCTTACACGAGATGCAGTGCTACGCGCACACCCTTGGAATGTTGCAATAGCAAGGGCAGAGCTTGCGGCAAGCAGTGTAAGCCCTGAGTTTGGTTTTAGTCACCAGTTCCAATTACCTACTGACCCTTATTGCTTGAGGGTTCTTTCGTATTGGAACACTAATGTAAACAATGATCTTGCTGCATATGACAGCAACAGAATGTTTAAAATAGAAGGCCGCAGAATTTTAGCTAACGATGATGCTTGCAAGATTATCTACATATCACGTTTAACAGATACAGAAGATTATGATTCGTTGCTATCTAACGCTATAGCTCACAGATTAGCGGCTGACACAGCTTACGCTATTACTGGTAGTAACTCTGTAGCCCAGCAAATGTACACCATGTATGAGGCTCGCTTGAAAGAAGCGAAAGGTGTGGACTCTATGGAAGGCTACCCAGAACAGCCAGTAGCGGATTACTTTATCGATATTAGGTATTAGAACATGGCGCGGATTTCCAGCATTATAACTAACTTCCGCGCTGGGGCTTTGTCTCCACGTTTGTTTGGACGCATAGATCTAGCTAAATACAATGAGGGTGCAGAAACCCTATCTAATATGTTGGTCTTTCCTCAAGGCGGTATTACTAGACGGCCTGGTGCGTACTATGCTGGTGCATCAAAAGATGGCGGCAAAGTAAGGTTAATGAACTTTGAGTTTAGCGATGAGCAAGCTTACGTTCTTGAGTTTGGTGCTAATTATATCCGTATATTTAAAGATGGCGGTATAGTTACTGAAGCGGCTAAAACAATAACAGCTATCACAAAAGCCAACCCAGCAGTCGTAACTGCAAACTCTCACGGTTATAGCAACGGTGACAGAGTTATGATTTCTGGCGTTGTAGGGATGACACAAGTAAACAATGTTGAGTTTACAGTGGCTGGCGTCACCACTAATACATTTCAGTTATCTGGTGTAAATAGTTCAGCATACACCACGTATGGCAGTGGCGGCACATCTGGTAAGATTGTAGAAATAACCACAACTTATTCTGTTACAGAAATATTTGAGTTAAATCATGCACAGTCTGCGGATGTTTTATATCTAGCCCATAAAAACCATGAACCAGCAAAGCTCACTAGAACGGTAGCCCATACTGGATGGACACTTGCCGATATAGAATTTTATAATGGCGCATATTTAGATGAAAACATTACCACAACAACATTACACGTTTCAGCGGAATCAGGGAGCGTAACAGTTACCGCATCGGCTAGTACATTTGAGGCTGGTCATATTGGATCTGTGTGGCGTTTACGTGAGATTATTGAGGCAGCACACCCAGAATGGGAAACAAACACTACCTATGCCCAGAATGATGAAGTTCGTTTTGGTGGTAATGTGTATCGCAATACAACTGCTGGTAATACAAACGGTGGCAAACTACCGCCTGTTCACACAGATGGTGATGAAGCATACGGATCTATTACTTGGAAGTTTTTGCACAGTGGCACTGGTAGCATGGTAATAACTGCTGTAGCTAGTGCAACAAGTGCAACAGCAACAGTGCAAACTAAAAGCGGTTTCTTGCCTAAAGCCTTTGTCGGATCAAGCGGAGCATCTACTCGTTGGTCAGAAGGGGCGTTTAGCGGCGTTAGAGGCTTTCCCAGAGCCGTTGCGTTCTACGAGGAGCGTTTGTACTTCGCAGGAACGACACACCAGCCACAGACCGTATTTGGGAGTGTTTCTGCTGACTTTGAGAATCATTCACCAGGGACAAATGATGACGATGCAGTAAGCTTTACTATTGCATCAGATCAGGTAAACGTAATTAAGCACATGCTTCCTGCACGTTTCTTGCAAATACTGACTACAAGTTCAGAGTTTACGTTGTCTGGTGGGTCTGGCACACAGCCTGTTACACCTACAAACGTAAATGTATTGCGTGAAACTACCTTTGGCATATCAGATATTAGACCGTTACGGGCTGGCAACAGTACAATTATGCTACAAAAGGGTCAGGAAAAGGTTAAAGAGATTACCTTTGATTTAGACACTGACGGCTTGCTTGGCATCGATCTAAGTATTCTTGCAGACAATATTCCGCGTGGTGGTCTTACCGACATGGTTTGGCAGCAAGAGCCTGAGTTATTGCTTTGGTTTGTACACACTGATGGCAGATTGATCGGTTTGACCTATGACCGTGCTAATGGCGCAGTCGGATGGCATGAACACACTATAGGCGGTACAAGCGCACAAGTCACAATAACAGTAAGTGATTACGCAAACATAGCTGTCGGCACTACTTTGGTATTAACAAAAAGTGATGGCACACAAGTTACATTTACATCTGAAGCGGCTGGGGGAACATCACCAGCTTCATCACTAGGCTTTAGACCAAATGAAAGCAACGACACCACAGCAGACAACATTTTTACTGCTGTTAATGCACATGCAGATTTTGTTGTAGAAAACCCAGCAGCGGCAGTCGTTACTATAAAAGAGGTTGCGCCTACGGCTGGCGGTTTATTGTCAATTAAAAGTTCTGATACAACTAGATTAACCACGACAAACCAAGCAGCGGCTATTGTTGAAAGCATTACAGCTATACCAAGCGGATCTGAAGATCAGGTTTATATATCTATTAAAAGAGAAGTAAACGGTAGCACTGTTCGTCATATATGCTTTTTAAGCTCTATCTACTTTAACGACACCATTACTGATGCCTTTTTTGTTGATAGCGGTTTAACATACGATAGCACTGCAACAACCACCATTAGCGGCCTTAACCACCTAGAGGGCGAGGTTGTATCTATATTAGCTGATGGATCTACGCATCCTGATAAGACCGTAACTGGCGGTACTGTTACTTTAGACAGAAGCGCAAGTAAGGTTCATATAGGTTATGGATACACATCTTTTGTAAAAACACTGCGCTTAGAAGGCGGTGCTGATGATGGTATTTCGCAAGGTAAAATCAAGCGTATTCACGGTGTTACCGCTAGATTCTTAAACACTGTTGGGGCAGAGATAGGCTCTAACCTTACTGGTTTGGACAGAATACCTTTCCGCGATAGCAGCATGGAAATGGATGAGGCTGTGCCAATGTTCACAGGCGATAAGGAAATATCATTCCCATCTGGTTACGATACAGATGCACAGATTGTTATTAGGCAGAACCAGCCTTTGCCAATGACAATACTTGCAATCATGCGGAGGTCTAATACTTTCGATGCTTAACGTAATCCCTTTTAAGAAAGAGCATGTGCTAGATATAAAAACACGCTTTGCCTTTTCGCATGAAGGTAAGCTGTCGTTAGCACAGAATGAGGGATGCCCTGCCTACACTGTTATGGAAGATGATGAGGTTATTGCTATAGGCGGTGTGTCTTTAATGTGGCAAGGCGTTGGCGAAGCTTGGATGGTAGTCAGTGAAAAAGGTTATTCAAAGCCATTATCCGTAGCTAAATATTCATTGTATTTGTTTAACCACATTCAAGAATTTCACAAATTTCACAGAATACAGGCAAGCGTTGCCGTAGTTGATGAAACTGCTAACAGATTTGTGAACTGGCTTGGATTTGAAATTGAGGGTATCATGCCTAAGTATGGGCTGGATAAGTCTGACTACTTTAGATATGCGAGGATAGCGCAATGAGTTACATGGCAGTAGCTGCTGGTGCAAGTGCCGTATCAGGAATGATGGGTTACAAAGGCAATATGGCTGCCGCAAGAGCCGCCAGAGGGGTAGGTGAGTTTAACGCTACCTTGGCAGAGCAAGAGCGTGATTTGCTAGTACGGCAAAAAACCCAGCAAGAATCTAATATGCGTAAGAACTCAAACAGGCTTGCTGGCGCACAAAGAACAGCGGTTTCAGCATCTGGCGTACAAATAGCAGGAAGCCCGTTAGATGCGATTGCAGACACATTCTTTAATACAGAGTTAGACGCCCTTAACATTAGGTTTGCTAGAGATATAGATGAATTAAACAAAACATCTGAGGCCGCGTTAGCTCGTGCATCCGCGTCTGCAAGATCATCAGCGTTTAAAACACAGGCTTACAGCACACTATTGTCTGGCGGTTCTCGTTCTGCACAACTACTGGCTTGATAGGATAAGACATGAAAATACCAATGTATAACAAGGGGATGGGTCAAGCGGTAGCTACACCAGCAGGAAAGGTAAGCCCACGGGCTGACATTGGTACATTTGCAGCACCTGCACAAGCAGCGGCACAGTTTGCTAATCAAGTTGGTCAGGTTGCTTTTCAGTTTGGTATGGCTGAGAAAAAAAGGGAAACTGACAGAGTATCTAACGAAGAAGCGGTGCGAATACAGTCTGAGGCAGACGATTTAATTCTTAATAATCAAGACACAGAAACCGCAGTTTTTTCTCAAAACTTTAAAAAGTTTGAAACAAAAAAGTTAGCAGAAATTGATCGTATTAAGAACCTTACAAACAGCCAGCGTGATGCGGTCAAAGCCCGTGTCTCTCGCATTATGTTATCTAAAGCTGCTGCTGGAAAACAAAACACGTTTAACCGTGGGCAAGCGCAAAGTTCTTTAGCTGCTAACGAAGTTCTTGATGCAAACATCAACGAAATGGGAACTCTTAATCCTTCAGACCCAAGGTATAAAGAACTCTACAACACTAACGTAGACGAAATAAACAAAGGCGTGGCAAACGGGTTGACGCTTAATTACACAGAGACTTCTATGAAGTTGGCTGTAAGTGGCAGAAATTATTATAATAATATAGAATCTGCAAACTCTACTGCAAAACTTGATGCCATAACTGAAAATCTTAAAAACGATAAAACTTTACCAGTAAAGACACTGCAAGCTTTGTTAGCTAATGCCTCTGCGCGTGAAAGAGTTATAAACTCTGACAACTTAGAGTCGGCTAAAGGAAATATTGCAGATATTGCTTCTACAGCAAGCCCAGATCAACTTACAGAAATAGCAAAGGCATACACAAGCAATAAGCCAATTACTATTGAGTTGGGTGGACAAGACGTAACAATAGACCCATCTAACCTTACCTCATCTGCAAGGTTGCAAATGGGTGGTCTTGCTTTGCAGTTCCATAATCAAGGTGTAGCAGAAATAACTGACAACCTGATTGGAAGAATTGGTGCTGTTCAAGATAACACTACACAAGATCAGCTTAAGCAAGCGGCACAACAAGCAATGGATGGTAATAACTTTACCATTACAGATGATAAAGGTGTAGTTGGTGAGTATGACATATCTCAGTTACCAAATGCTCAAAAAATAAAGATTGCAAGTGCGCTTAATGATGCGGCTCTTAAGCTAGACGATACCATTTCAAATGACATGATAGTTCAAATAAACGATGTCATTGCTAGTGGTGCAAGCCCCGATAGTGTAGTTGCCTCTGCAAAAAGCATGTATGATCCAGTTTCCATGTCTAGCAAAGGGCAAAAGGCATCAAACGTAGACGCTATAATCTATGACTCTGCTGACCAGACTGTTGATGGTATTGCCAGACAAATAACTGAAAACAAACTAGGAAACGTGCCAGAGATGTTAGCGCAGTTAAAAGCAGCCGAAGCTTTGCTAACACAGGATTTTGATGGCAGAGGTGCGTTTTCTACAAGAATAGATTCATTAGGTGATAATACACAAACCACTTTAGACAAAATATCAACAGCTAGAAAAAACATATCTAAAGCGATAAACGCTCAATCTATCGGGCAAGTAAGCGTTCAAGACTTTATGAATAAGCGACTTTCTTCTTTTGGTTTGAAAGAGTCAGAAAAGGATGCCGTTATAAACGCTGGAATGTCTAAAGCTGCACAACTTGCTGCTAAAAACAATCGTAATGCAATGGACGTACAGTTTGATCTGCTTGAAGGTAACAACGTGGTCTACAAGCCTTTCAAAGAGCGTTTTGGTCAAGCCTCATCGGTTGGTAGAAGCGGTGTCTTAGAAGAAGGCACTCCTGAGTTTCAACAAGTACAAGACGCGTTAGTCACATATAATGCTATGGGGCGTTATCCTGCTGTACAAAACAATCACACTACAGAAGCTGATAGAACATTCTTTGACGCTGTAAATCAAAGGTTGCCATACGAGACACTAGAGCAAGCAATGATAAACGTGTCTAAAGCAGCGCAAAAAGACATTGATGTTACAGTCCCGCTAAAAGCTATTGAGCAAAGCGTTAGAAGTATTACCTCTGAAACAGAGGGTAGTTTCTTTGTTTCTTTGTTTACTGACCAGCCAACAGAATTGCAGAACAAATCAGACGTACAGCAAAAGTTAAAGAACAGAGCATTAGATTATGTACGGTTGGGTGTTGGTGAGAAAGAGGCAGTCGAGGCAGCAAAGCAAGACATGGTTAAAAGCCATGTGCTTGTGCGTGGCATACTGACACCCAAAACCGTTGGATTGCCAGATAATATTAATGAGATGGCAAACCGTGCTGTAGCGCAGTCTATTCAGTTCCGCGATGAAAAGAAACTTGGTGTAGCAATTATAGCAGAGGATGAGCTAGAGGCTTCTGAGTTATCTATTGTACAAGGCACGGCAGACCCGAATGTATGGGTTTTGGTGCGTGATGGCGGCATACCAGTACAAGGTGCAATCTATAGTGATGTGGCAGAAACGCCTACTGATGAGGCTGTAGCACCTGTTGACGTTAAGTTTGTTACATGGACTACTACTGAATTAAAGCAACTCTTAAACGCTGACGCTGCGGCACTGGATCAGGCTAGGATTGATAAGTTTAACAATAGAGTTAGACAGACAGCAAAAGATATTGCAAACGGTTACAATATTGACCAAAGCCTATTAACAACAGGCGCACCAATGTACACAGGGTCTGAGTCAGAGGTTAAGGCATTTGAGGAAGAACAAGAAATTATAGATGCACAAGAGGGCTTTCTTAGTTCTGAGTTCGTGACAAGTACAAGAGATAGCCGCAGAAGAAGGGGTGCATCTAGCAGTACTCAAACTGGCTCTACTCAACAAGACAGTGGGTTCCAAGCGTTCCCATTTGTTTACTAAATAACAGGATTGCAAATGGCGATTAAATATAACAATCCAGGCAATATTAGAGGTGGGCAGGATTATGCTGGTGAAACAGGCGAGTTTTACACAGCCTCTGATGGCAGTCAGTATGTAATATTTGACACCCCTGAGATGGGTTTAAGAGCATTGTTTGTTGATCTTAGGTCAAAGCTAAATGAGTTTGACGGGGATATTGACCAAATAATAAACAAGTATGCCCCGCCATCAGACAACAATCCTACACAGAAATATGCAGAGTTTGTAAAGTCTAAGGTTGGCAAAGACAAGGCGAGAATAGAAGATCTGCCTAAGTTAGTATCTGCTGTTATAAACTTTGAAAACAAGCCAAATGTAGCAAAAACATATACTAAGCCTGAGTTGTTAAATACAGCATTTGACCTTTCCTCAGTGTCTATGCCAAAGCAAACAAGACTTGCTGATGCAATGGAATTAATAAAGCCAACAGACAAGCAAGATCTAAGTATTTTAGAAACGCGCAAGCCTATTGTTGATGCGCCTGTGGCTGATGACACACCTATAATAGAAACACGGGAAGAACAGCCTGTTGCATTAGCGCAAGATGAAACTCCTATAATTCAAGACAGACAAGTTCAAGAGCCAGCAGCAGAAGAAAGCGTACAATTAGATTTATTAGAAGATAGGCAACCAGAAGAACGCGAACTTATTAGCCTTGAAGATGATGTTAATGTTCTTGAGCAACGGCAGAAGCCAGCAGCAACGCAAGGCATAGTGCGTGACGAGTCAGGTATTATACGCACCAGAGTTGCCCCAGCCGAAACTTCTCTAAAGCTAGAAACTGACGTTATAAAGCCAGAAGATCTAACACCAGAAGGCATGGAAAAAATGCCTTTGAAAAGACAGCCGTTTGTTCCACAGCCAGTAAAGCAACAAGTACTTTCAGAATTAGCACAGAAAGACTTTGAGTCATCTGTTGATTTTGGGGATGCAGCAAAGGCTGCGTTTGCCGAAGAAAACATTATGTCTTGGATGTATAGAAACTCACCAGAGTTTGAGCCTGATCCTGATTTTATGTTAGATGAAAAAACATATAGCGAATTAGTTAAGGACATCCCAGAAAATTACCGTGATTTTGTTCTGGATTCTTCTAGCCTTGCACATGCAAAAGCTTTGCGAAACCAAGTTTTAATTTCTATGGAAAACGATAGAAAGCTTGCAGAGTACGGATGGTCAGGCGTTGGCTTGCGTGTAGCAGCAAGCATGTTAGATCCTGCCGCTGTTTTTGCGACTGTTGCAACAGAGGGTGTAGCTGCCCCCGCTATATGGGGTAACAAGGCAACAAGGCTTGCTAGAGCATTGCGAGGATCTTTTGGCGGTGCAGTAAGTACAGCGGCTATTGAGTCTTACCTAGTATCACAGAACGCTACCAAAGACCCGTATGATATACTGTACGGCGTTGCTGGGGGTTTTGTGCTTGGTGGTGCTATAGGTGCGGCTCTTGGCAAAAGCGACAAAGAGTTTGTTTCTGCTATGCAGTCAATGGACACCGCCTCAAGAAACGCACAAGTAGAAGATATTGGTAAGGTAATACAGCAAAAAGGGTTTATTACAGAAACAGCAATTCCTGAGTCTGCTTTGCCGAAAGTGGCGTTGCCTAGTTCATTTGATCCCAGTGCTGGTGCTATGGCAAACCCTTGGTCACGCCCTGTTCAAATACCAGATTTAAGAACAGATACTAATGATTTCTTGTTAGACATAGGTGAGCCAGCATTTAGTGATTTACCGTCAGCACCAAAGCTAAGTATGACAGGCCAGCTTAAAAAGTCTGAAGTCCCTTCTGTAAGGTATGCTGGTAATATTCTTGGAGAAGATGCGGTTGGCTTTAATAAAGGCGGCGAGGTTATGGAGTCTACAGCAGACATCCTTAAAACAAACGCCACAAAAGCTGATTTTACTAAGTATTATCAAGTCTATCAAACTGCCTATACTGATTGGGCTAAGAGCCAAGGCATCGGATATTTGAAGCGTACATTTGGCGGCACACGGCAACAGTTTGGAGAATTAGTTGCAGACGCTATAGAAAGCCCACAACTTAATCATCACCCAGATGTTGTTCGGGCGGCGGCAAGACAGTCAGAAATATTTGCAGATGTATTAGGCAGGGCAAAAAAAGCGCAAGTAAAAGGCTTTGACTCAATTCCAGAAGATTTAACGTATTTTACTCATTTGTGGAGTCCGTACAAATTTGCAGACACAAATAATAAATACGGAACAGATAAGGCAGTAGAACTGTTGAAGACATCTATAATGCGTGGAACGCCAGAAATAGATGAAGAAATTGCTATGAAAATGGCAGAACGCATGAATACAAAATTGCGTAAAGCAGATGCTGGCATGGACAGCGGCCTTGCTAGGGTGTTTTCGACAGATCAGAAAGATGTGTTGCGAGATATTCTTGTAGATGAGGATATTTTAGATCAGGCAGATGCAGATAGACTTATAGCTTTGTTTGATAAGCCAAGGCAAGGATTGCCATCTCGTGCAAAACAACGGTTAAAGCTAGACATTAACACAGAGTTAAACCTTGAGAATGGCAATATAATCCGTATCAAAGACCTTATGGATCGTGACGCAGAGCAAGTGTTTTCTGCTTATATAACTCAGATGGAAGGACGTATAGCGTTAGCGCAAAAAGGGATTAGATCTGATGGTGATTATCAACGCCTTGTCCAAAGAATAGGAGATGATGCCGCTTCTGTGCATGGCGCAGGGTCTGTAGATAAGATTAAAGGTGATTTAGAAACTATAGACGTATTGTACAATATGATCTTAGGAAGAACCTCACCATTAATTAGCAACCCTACTGGCACATCTGCAAGGCTTGCAAGGCTTGCTCAAGACTATAATTTTATACGTTTGATGAACCAAGTCGGGTTTGCACAGGTGGCAGAATTAGGCAACGCATTGGCTATAGGTGGGTTTCGGGGCTTGCTACAAGTAATGCCTGAGATGCGATCCATGCTTAAAAGAGCAAAAAATGGAGAACTTGACGATTCTGTAGCTAGGGATCTTGAGGCGTTTGCTGGCATTGGTGCGGATAGATTAATAAATCAATCAATGAATAGATACGATGCACAGGATTTGTTTGTGCGTGGCAGAGGCGATGTAATTGATAAAGCATCTTTTGGCATCCAACCTATAAAACGTATTGTTGCAGATATATCAGGTATGGCTCCCATAACGCTTGCTCTTGAACGTGCGGCTGGACGTATGGCTGTGCAAACAATAACTGACTTAGCATTTACATCTCGCAAATTGTCGGCAAAAAGATTAGCTGGCCTTGGCTTGGATGAGGATATGACAAGAAAAGTCCTTGACCAGATTAGAGAAAACGCCGTAACCACCCCTTCTGCATTTTTTAAAAATAGAAAAGTAAAATCCATTAACTTGTCAAATTGGCAAGATGAAGCAGCAAGAGATGCTTTTGTTCTAGCAATATCACGTTGGACAAGACGCAGTATTCAGCAGAATGATGTAGGCAATCTTAACAAATATATGACTACTACCTGGGGCAAGCTTCTTACACAGTTCCGTACATTTATGCTGGTGTCTTACGAAAAACAAACCTTAAACTTATTGTCTGCAAAAGACTTTAGGGCTGCTACAGCAATGTACACATCTGTATTTTTTGCTGGGGCTTCTTACATAGGTCAGACTTCTTTAAATGCACAATTTAGAGAGGATAAACAAGAATACCTAGATGAACGGCTTTCAGTTAAAGAAATAGGTAAGGCGGCATTCCAGCGTAGCTCTTGGGCTTCTTTGATCCCTGCTATGGTTGACTCAGGTGCGCTTTTCTATTTAGACCAACCTGTTTTTGCTTATGGCAGAACAACTGGCTTGGCTTCAAATTTGGTTACAGGAGTCCCCGTAGTTGACCTTGGGCAAAAAGCCCATACTGTAATTACTGGTGGTTCAAGAGCTTTGTTAAACCCAGACTACCAATGGTCACAAAGTCAGCAACGTGCCTTAAATTCTATTGCGCCTTTGCAAAACGCTCTTGGAATAAAGGCTGGGTTACAAAAGTTGGTAGACCTACAGCCTAAGTACGATAATTTGGATTAACTTTAACCTACTTTCTAAAACGCTAAATATTTGGTATATTAAGAAACCGTTTGGAGACATAAGATGACAGTCAGCAGTACCACAACTAAGGTTAGCTACAGTGGAAATGGTAGCACAACAGCGTTTGCTTATACCTTTAAGGTATTTGATGAGGATGATCTCACAGTTATCCTGCGTACTGATTCGACTGGCGCGGAAGCCGTGCAAAGCAAAACAACCAATTACACGGTGTCAGGTGTTGGAAGTGCGAATGGGGGCAACATCACTTTCGGTACAGCCCCTGCATCTGGACAAACGATAGTTATTCGGCGTAGTGCAGCACTTACACAGACAACGGATTATACTCCAAACGATCCGTTTCCTGCGGAAGAACATGAAAACGCACTAGATAAGCTGACATTCCTAACACAGCAGATCCAAGAAGAAACAGATCGCTCTATAAAACTATCACGCACAAACACAATGACTTCCACTGAGTTTACTGTGGGTGCAACAGATCGTGCTAATAAGATACTAGCATTTGATAGTAGCGGTGAGATTAGCGTTACGCAGGAGCTTGGTACTTTTAAAGGTAATAGCGCGACAACAACTACTGTAGCTTTCAAAGTGCGTGACATTATGAAAGCAACCACGACTGCACAGTTAAACAACATATACATTTGTATTGCTGATTCTGTAATTGGTGATGCGCTTACAGATACAGCCCATTTTGCGTTGTTGGTTGATGCGGTGTCTGCCGCTACATCTGCTACAGCAGCCGCCTCAAGTGCCACAGCAGCCGCGTCAAGTGCTTCAACAGCCTCTGGTCACAAGGATACTGCGACAACAAAGGCATCAGAAGCCGCGAGTTCGGCTACGGCTAGTGCGAGTTCGGCAACAGCTAGTGCAAGTTCTGCGACAGCGGCGGCATCTAGCGCAACAGCGGCAGCAGCGTCTTTGGATGCTTTTGACGATGTTTATCTAGGCGCAAAGTCTAGTGATCCAACAACAGATAATGACGGCGATGCTCTAAATGCTGGTGACTGGTATTTTAATACTACAAGTGATGTTGGACGGATATACAACGGATCTTCATTCCAAGACCTAACAATTAGCACAACAGCTACGACAGCAGAGTTAAATTACAATGACACTGGTGCTGCCGTAGGTACGGTTGTAGCCAGCAAAACAGTAACTGTTGATGCAAATAAGGATGTTGCTAGTTTTCGTAACATTACATTAACAGGTGAACTAGATGCTGGTAGCTTAGATGTGTCTGGTGATGCTGACATTGATGGTACATTGGAAGCAGATGCTATAACAATTAACGGCACTGCTATAGCTAGTGTTCTAAGCCCTGTAGCTGGTAGTTCCAGCATTGTCACAACAGGCGCATTAAACGCTGGTAGCATAACAAGCGGATTTGGCGCGATTGACAACGGTTCATCTGCTATTACGACAACAGGCGTTGGGTCATTTGGGTCACTAGATATTTCTGGTGACATAGACATTGATGGCACTGCTAACTTAGATGTTGTGGATATTGATGGTGCGGTGGACATTGCTGGCAATTTGTCTGTTGACGGCGGCACAATCAAGCTGGACGGTAACTACCCGACAGGCTCAAACAATGTGGCGTTAGGCGATACTGCGCTTGATGACGGTTCCTTATCTGGTGGAAACAACACTGCCATTGGCTCTGGCGCACTCACTGCAAACACTAGCGGCGCAGAAAATGTCGCAGTCGGTGGTACTGCTCTTGATGCTAACACAACAGGAGCAGGAAACACTGCGATAGGTTATGCGGCACTTGGCGCAAATACTACTGCATCAAGCAACACTGCTGTCGGAAAAAATGCTTTAGCGGCTTGCACAACAGGCGGTTCAAACGTAGCAGTCGGTCTAAACGCAGGGGATGCAATAACGACTTCACCAGCTAACACTCTTCTTGGTCACAATGCTGGCTCCGCTATTTCCACTGGCAATGGTGAGAATGTTTGTGTTGGAAATAACGCTGGTGCGCTTATGACTACAGGCCAGCAAAATGTATTTATAGGTGACCAAGCGGCGGCTGGTGCTGTGGTAACAGGCGCTACAAATACTATTGTTGGTGACAACGCTGGACACACCCTTACTAGCGGAGCCAACAACGCCTATTTTGGTTCAACTGCTGGAGATGCTACAACAACAGGCGGGCAAAATGTGGCTGTCGGAAGTGCGGCACTAACTGCAAATACCACAGCATCCAATAGCACTGCTTGTGGATTTCTTTCACTTAGCGCAAGTACAACTGGCAATGACAATACAGCCATAGGTGTGGGTTCTGGCGGTAATGTTACGACTGGTGTTGAAAATGTTTTTGTTGGTGCATACGCTGGTAACACCTCTCCACAAACTACCACTGGTAGTTATAATACGATTCTCGGCAGACTTGCCCACGGCTCAGGTGCAACTGTTAATGAAGAAGTTGTTATTGGATTTAATGCGGCTGGCAAAGGAGCTAATACTGCGTTCATTGCTGGTGGTAGCGGCGCATTTCAAGGTAATAATAGTACAACTTGGTCACAAACTTCTGACAGGCGCATTAAGAAAAACATTGTTGATAACAATGTCGGGCTAGATGCAATTAATCAAATTCAAGTTAGAAACTTTGAATACCGTACTGCTGACGAGATTACAGAGTTAGATGGTTCTTTGTGCGCTATTAAAAAAGAAGGCATACAGCTAGGCGTCATAGCGCAGGAAATACAAAAAGTTTTGCCTGATGTGGTTAAAACTGAAAGCACTGGTTGCATGACAGTGAATCCAGATAATTTAACTTGGCATCTTGTCAATGCTGTTAAAGAACTTTCAGCAAAGGTAGCCGAATTAGAAGCTAAATTAGGAGAATAAAAATGACCAGAACAACAGAACAAAAAGCACAAGATTATACAGCTATGGGTCACAGCGTTGACCTAATTACTGCTGTTATTGCTGGTTCACAAATGGCTGACAAAGAAGCGTCTGACCGCCAGTCTTGTGTGGACAGAAATGTAGAACACTTAGAACATATGAAAGCAATGACTGATTGGGGCAGTGAAGATATGACTGCCACAACTAACGCGATTACGGCTGGTAAAGGCTACACAGCGTAATGCCAAAGCCAACAGTTACATCAGTACAAGCACAAGTTGACACGCACGAAGCAGTATGCGCTGAACGCTGGAAAGAAACTATCTTGCGTATAAAGCGTATTGAACACATTATGATCGGTACTGCTGGTACAATTATTATCTTGCTTATAGGCATAATAGTAAATGGATGATCCATGTATTCCTGCTGTTTGTCTTTATTGGATCGCAGGGTGACAGGCAATTAGTTAGCAATGATATGTATTTTAAGTCGCTAGATGATTGCACATGGTACGCACAAACCCTACACAAACAGGGATCACAGATAACAGCTTATTGTCTACCAGCTACAGTAGATAAAGATACAAAGGTGTACTGATGGAACCCATTTCAACTGCACTAGCTGGAATCGCTTTGGTCAAAGGAGCTACTGACGCTATCAAAGCGGCTATTGGGACTGCAAATGACATCAGTGAAATCGCTGGATATATCGACAACCTGTTTGAAGGTCAGGCACAAGTAAACAGAGAGCGTAATAAAAAATCTGGTGTCGGTGCTATGGATGGCATTGGTTCTGTAGCTTCAGAAATGATTGACGCAAAGCTGGCGCAGGAAAAATTATATGAAGTATCTATGCTTGTTGATCTTAGGTTTGGTAGTGGCACATGGAAATCTATAGTTGAAGAACGAGCCAGACGCATACAGGCACAAAAAGAGCGTGTCAAGCAAGCGGCTATAGAGAAAGCCGCAAACCGAAAAGAGATTGTGGATAGTTTATTTATGCTGTTCTACGTTTTGTGTGGTGTTGTAGCGTTTCTAATTATAGCTTTTGTAGCTTTACAGGCATATGCGGCTGATCCCAAAATGACCACATGCAGACTAGCGGCGATGGAAAAACTATCAGCTACAGAAGTTTTATGTTTTTATAAAGGTGCAAACAACACACAGGAGTCACATAAAAGTGAACTCTACTTAGGTTGTATGCGTCAGTATGCTTGTGAGTATAACCCTATGCCCAAAGGTATGAGCCTTAAAGATACATTGGATTCTATAAAGAAAGCTATGCAATGAGTGTGGAAACATTTCTAAGATGGAAAATACTGCCCCGATTAATGATGTTTGTAATGACAGTTATGTACATCAGAGTCATTGAATGGGGCATTAGCCTAGATGATTTAACTACACAGCAAAGCGCAATGATAAGCGTTGTTTCTGGTGCGATGACAGGGGCATTTGCAGTCTGGTTAGGCAGTGAAAAATGAAACAGACTGCTACAAAACTAAACGAAGCAAGTGAAATAACAATTCCTTTGCGTAATCTTATTAGTATGATTGCGTTTACTGCTGTTTCTGTTTGGGTTTATTTTGGTCTGACAGAACGGATTAGTTTTCTTGAGCATAACCTTGAGCTTACTATGCAAGAGGTTGAAGAAAATGATAATTGGATAGATGATTTTGAGCCACCTAAATCTGTGCAAGATACTGTGGCAAGGGTACATGATCTTGAGATTGAGTTAGCAAAATTGAAATTATCAATGGAGTTAAATAAATGATACAGGCACTGATACCGATTGTAGGTAACTTGGCTGGCTCTTGGTTGCAGGGCAAGGCTGATGAGAAGAAAGCTACCAGTGAAGCCAAGGTAGCCAAAGCCAAGGCAGAAGCAGAGGTAATGAAGGTTGCCGCTACGCATGAGGCTGGCTGGGAAAAGATCATGGCTCAAGGTAGTCAAGATAGCTGGAAGGATGAGGCGTGGACTGTTTTGTTCATAGTTATAATAGCTATGTGCTTCATTCCACCTTTACAGCCCTTTGTTGAGCGTGGGTTCGCTGCGTTGGATACAACACCTGATTGGTTTCAATGGGCAATGTATGCTAGTATAGGTGCGTCATTCGGTTTAAGAGGATTGAAAGGACTTAGAAAATAATGCCAAAAACAGGATTATATTCAAACATCCATGCCAAGCGTAAGCGTATTGCTGCTGGTTCTGGTGAAAAGATGAGGAAGCCTGGAAGCAAAGGTGCGCCTACAGCAAAGAACTTTAAGCGTGCAGCAAAGACAGCTAAGAAAAAGAAGAAGTAATGAATACCGACAAGCTTAGACAAGAGATTGCAGAGGACGAAGGCTGCAAGTATGAAGTCTATCTGGATCATCTTGGGCTAGAGACATGCGGTATAGGTCACTTGATCTTAGAAGGTGAGCCAGAACACGGCAAGCCTGTTGGTACTGTTGTAGAGCAAGAGCGAGTAAACCAGCTTTTTAAGCTTGATATGGCTGTGACACTTGATGAGTGCAAAGTTCTATACAATGACTTTGATGATCTGCCAGAGGAATGCCAACACATAATTGCTAACATGATGTTTAACATGGGCAGACCTAGACTCAGCAAGTTTAAGGGTATGAAGGCTGGTGTAGATGCCCGTGATTATGACAAGGCCGCAGATGAAATGGTTGATAGCCGTTGGTACACTCAGGTTCCTAATCGTGCCAGAAGGCTTGTAGACCGTATGAGAGGGCTGGCTGATGGCTAAAACACCAGCATGGCAACGCAAAGCTGGTAAGAACCCTAAAGGCGGTTTAAACGCCAAGGGACGGGCTTCAGCAAAAAAGCAGGGTATGAACCTAAAACGTCCTGTAAAGAAGGGCGACAACCCTCGTAGGGCGTCTTTCCTAGCACGTATGGGCAACATGAGAGGGGCAGAGAGAAAGAATGGTAAACCGACAAGGCTACTCCTGTCTCTCAGGGCATGGGGTGCAAGCAGCAAGGCTGACGCAAAGTCGAAGGCGAGAGCAATATCCAAGCGTAATAAATCAAAGAAAGGAAAATAGTTATGCCAATGGGCAAGGGGACTTACGGATCGAAGCGGGGACGCCCCGCAAAAAAGAAAGCAGCTAACGGTAAAAAGCTGACTGCAAAGCAAAAGACTTTACCAACTGCTTTGCAAAAAAAGATTATGAAGTCTAAGAAATCTTAGGCTAAAGGCTCACCACCAGCCGCAAGGTATATAGCAAGGCACTCAATTACATATGCCTCTGTTAGATACCCATAGCTTGTGTGACCATCTAGAGGAATGATGTGCTTGGCTTTCATAGGTTGGAAGCCATGCGCTTCTATCATTCTAAACAATCCCCATCCATTTAAAGTAAGGCCAGCATAGTAATCACTAGCTACTAACCTCGCTTCTGCTAGGCTCGTTTGATTTCCATTCTTGAGTAAAACAACATTGTCTTGTGCCATAGCAAACCAATCTCCCTGATCCATTAATAACCCAAGTGCCAGCTTTCAGCCCGTGCTTTTCTCCGCATCTATCACAGGTAACTGATGTTCCCGTGTGGCTGTACTGGCGTTTAGGTTTGTTTCTCATTTATTCCTCATATGAAAAAATATACGGTGATGCAATTACCTTGTCGCTGTGCAAATCAGTGATTACCAAAGGCTTAACGCATAGCGCATCACATCTGTCGTTCGAGGCCGTATCCCCGCTTTGAAGTGGCAACCACTAACTTAATTTAACTAAAATGGTATATCGCTGTCATCAAGATCTTCTATTGGCGCAGTCTTTGGATGATGTTGTGCCTGTACTGACTCTGCTACAGGCTTTAACCCACCCTGGGATACACCGTCAGAGATGCTATCGCCAGCTTGGTAGGCAGATGCCGCCCTGATGCTGATACCGATACTGCCATCATCATTAATAAACCCACTGACGCTATAATTTTGATCTGCTCTTAGATGAATGTCAGCAGGGCTACCATCTTTGAATGGCTTCCATTTGCTGTTGCCATAATCTGCTTTTGACTTATCGTCTGTGTTCTTAAACAAACGCATTGAACATACTGTGTGATACTTCATTGCCATTTTAATTGCTCCTTGGCTTTAGTGCTGCATTTCTGCGGATTAATACTTCTCTACATCTTTGGTGTAGTTCTGGTGCTGCGTTACTCATTTCTCCCATTTGTTCCTGCAACCATCCAGACTTCATATACTCTTGCAACTCTTTATATGTATTCATGTTAGTTGCTTTAACATCGATCTCACGTAATAGATCACGATACTTTTGCAGACCGTCTGCCCCGTCAGGCACAGGCTCTGGTGTAGGCTCTGGCTTTGGCTTGGCCTCTATAGCCTCTTTTTTACGCGGTACAGCGTCCATCTCGTTAGCAGAGGCATATTCACCACCAGCTAGTCCAATGCTTGCCAGTGCGCGTCCTATGGCTGATGTTTCAGCGTTCTCAAGCGCACTTGTAGTATTAACATGCCCTTGCCCCCTGATTTCCTCTGCCATGCCAGACCCTACAGTATGACCATCACTGTTTGTAATGATTGCCTTGATGACAACACGATGCCCATCATCAACCAGTATCTTTGTATCAACACCAAAGTCTGTACCGTGGTGTCTACGTAGAGCTTCCATGCGATGCACGACTTGCGTGTACATCTTGCCGCCCCTTTGCTTTACGCCATGAGTTTTGTTTAACTCATTAACAGCGTCCATAGTTTTATTTAGATCACTCATTTGCTTTTAATCCCCAGCTTGTCGGCAATGAGATGTATAAATACTTCCCATGTTTTCTCGACTGTGTTTAGCTTTGTTTCCAGACCTATTACCCTAGCACATAGCTCATCTATGCGCTGTTCTAGTTCTTGTTTCTCAGTCATTATCTGGCTCCGTATAAAACTCTGTTGCCCACATAATAAGCTGACCTCTGCCGCTTACGCCTTTGCGTTTTCTATCATCAACTTTAATCAAGCCTTTCTCTTTTAGCTGCTTGTATCTGGCTGTGACAGTGCTATAACGGTGATGTGGCAGGGCATTTAGTACCTCGTCTGATATGCACCCTGTCACCCCAAACTCCCAGATAGCATCTAAGACAACGCTTTCCATGTGTGAGGCATCAATGCTTGTGGCCGCATCGTGGCTAGTAGCAGGATCATCACGGCGAACCAGCTTGTATGCTGGTGTTTCTGGGAATTGTGGCTGGTCTAATCCCAGCTTATCAAAAAGATCGTTCATCATTACTTGATCCTTTCGCAACGGTAAGTTTCTGTGCCTTTGACAATGCGCGTCTTGAGTGAGCCTTTGCCATAGCTTGCATTCATGTATCCATGAAGCGAGTTACGCATCTGAATACTAGGTACAATCGTGGTGTCTCCCACTTCCATTTTTGATACCACTCTACCTATATCGCCTACGCGCACCCTTTCATTAAGGATAACCACATCGAATGGCACAATTTTAGGGGGCTTAACATAGGGTATTGCGCCACTTTTTTTAGGGTTAAACACCGCGTCCTTTATCTTCATAAGATATTTCCAAGTAATAACTTCCATTACAAACTCCATGCTTGCTTTGCTAGTGTTAAGATTGAATGCCCATGCCTACGTGCAATCTCGTTATAATCTGGCTGTACCAGACCAAACAGTGTACGCCATGAGCCGTTAGCCGCACGGAAAAGGTTTTGTGTAACCTTCCAACTTTGCACGGCCTCGTTGTATGCACGGTTCAGATTTTCCTCTGACAGTGCGTTACAATTCTCTGGTGTTGCTATGTGATAGCCAGCCCCTGTGACAAACAGCAAAGCTGGTGTCTCGCCTGTGGCTTTCCAATAAATAGATTGTTGTGTGACTTGTTGCCATGAAGGTTCAGTCTTTGGCTTTGGTGTGCGCCATGTGCGCGTACCGTCTTTCTTTGTAGGGTTTCGCACAGGCAGTGAGCATTTAAGATCTAACTGTCTGCCACCACCGCTAAAGTCCTGATACAGCATGATAGGTACATCACTCTCAGGCTCATCATGCCATCGTTGATATTCACCACTGATCTGATTAGCTCGTTCAAAAAAATAATTAACGCCCTCAACAGCAGATGCAATCATGTCAGGTATGACAACTGAACAGGCATCCATTTCCTCTGCGTCCTTACCATCATCCCAGTCAAACGGCTTATGCTCATGGAACTTTGCCATAGCATGTCTGGTAGCCTCTGCAATGGTCATGCCCTCTTGCTGACCTATGATTGGATTGAAATCATCTAGCCCAAGAAACAGGTTCACACCTTCCTGCACACAGATACCAGCCCACGGTTTTGAAGACATTGGAAATTTTATATTATGCTCCTGCCTCAACCAAATTTTTAAGATCATCTCATACTTTAATGCTGTAGCTCCGCTGGCACTATCATGCCGCAAACCCATATCAGCCAATGCTTCTGGTGCTTTTTTCATGTTTTGATTTGCCCTTTATTTTTTTAGAATGTTTTTTATAATTAACGTGTGATTGACTAACTGTCAACACATTGTTAATATCTTTTTATGAAATTGAAAGATTATTTAAAAGCTAAGAAAATATCACAAGCACGTTTTGCGAGGCGTCTGAATATGTCTCGCTCTGCTGTATCCAGGCTACTTGATGGCAGTAGGTTTCCATCACCTGAGACTATCAGGCGTGTATCATTAGCAACAAACGGTGAGGTAACGCCCAATGACTTCTATGACCAAGCCATGCAGTAATCCATATACACTGCCAGAGGGCAAGGTGCAGATTAGTTTTAGTGGCGGCAGGACTTCAGCTTATATGCTTTATAAGATACTTGAGGCCAAC